AGGACGATTCATAGAGAGATTTATGTGGATTGTTGTAGCCGCAGGAATAGGATTATTAGTATATTTTTTACGCACATAGGAGGTATTTATGGCGGATCCAATAACAAACTCAGTAGTAGGTATAGCTGGCAGTGTTCTAAACAAGTTCGTTGCTGATAAAAACCTAAAGATGAAGCTTGAGCATGAGCTCAAGACACAACTACAAACAGCTAATCTTTCACAGATTGAAGTAAATAAAATAGAAGCAGCCAGTAAAAACTGGTTTGTTGCTGGTTGGCGTCCGTCTGTAGGTTGGGGTTGCTCAGTTGCAATGATGGTACATTTTATTATCTTACCTGTAGGTGAGTGGATTGCTGCACTAGCTGGTGTACAAGTAGATATGCCAGAGTTCGATTTTACTCAATTATCTACCATACTTATGGCTATGCTTGGTATGGCAGGGCTTAGAACTTTTGAGAAACAAAAGAAAGTAGCCAGAGGGGATGACTAATATATGGCGTACTTTAAGTTAGTAAATTTTAACGGTATTGCACCACAAGTCTCCCCTAGATTACTAGGTGAAGGCTTAGGGCAAACGGCAAATAACACAGATCTAGATCGTGGTGTATTGACGCCGATTACTAGCAATAGCACAGTAGCTACACTAAATGCACAAGCTAGAGCTGGTTTGTATAGGTATGATTTTGGTGGTCAAGTTTACAACTTAGAGTTTACTAATGCTGTAAATGTACAACCGGGCCCTGTAGCAGATGATGCTTTTGATCGTTTGTATTGGACTGGTGCTGGCTTCCCACAAATGGGTAGTTCTACACAGCTACTTGCCTCTGGTTCTGGTGCATACCCAAGAAGTTTTTTTAGATTAGGTATACCTGCGCCAACAAGCGCTGCTAGTACAAGTATAACTTCTGGTAGTGATGATGGTACACAGACGCAATACAGTACATCTTATGTATATACTTTTGTATCTGCATTTGGTGAAGAAGGTCCACCGTCGCCGGCGTCTACGGTATTAACAAAAGTAGACGGGCAAACAGTAACTATATCTGGTATGGATACCGCTACTTCTAAAAGTAATACTAATCTAGCTAATAAACGTATTTACCGTTCTAATACTGGCTCTAACACTACTAACTTTCAGTTTGTAAAAGAGGTATCTTTGGCTACGGCAAGTACAACTGATAATTTAAATAATGATGCTTTAGCTGAGATAATACCTTCTACGTATTGGATTGCGCCACCAGATGATGACACTAGTACTTATCCTAACGGACAGATGTTAGGTTTGACTGCTATGGCAAATGGTATCTTTGCTGGGTTTAGTGGTAAAAGACTTTGTTTTTCTGAACCTTTTTTACCACACGCTTGGCCAGTAGCATATCGTATAACACTTGAAGAAGAGATTGTGAGTATAGCTATGGCGGGACAAGTATTGTTTATTGCCACTAAAGGTACACCTTACATAGCTGCTGGTACAGACCCACAGTCTATGAGTGTGATACGTATGGAAGCAGCACAAGCATGTTTAAATAAAGAGTCGCTTGTAGATATGGGTGACTTAGCTATCTATGCCTCACCTGATGGTTTAGTAGGTGCTTCAGGTAGTGATATTGCAATACTAACCGAAGGATTGATTACACCTAAACAATGGCAAGCGCAGTTCTATCCCTCTACAATTAAGGGTTTTCTATGGCAAGGTAAGTACGTAGGACAATACTATACTGGTTCTGCATACGGTGCTTTTATGTTTGATCCCCGAGGTGGTAAGAACGCTTTTACCACAATTAGTTCAATAGCTACCGGTCATGCACAGGGTGGTTTTACTGACCCTGACGACAATGAACTGTACCTTATTGATTATGATTCTGGTGGTGGTAATGCTCAAGTAGAACTTTTTCAAGGTAGTGCTACAAATACTACGCAAACATTTAAAACCGCACAGTTTGTTCTACCTAGACCTACTAGTATGAACTTTGTAAAAGTAGAAGCCGAAGCATACTCTGGCTCTGGTATTACGGTAAAAGTATTTGGTGACGGTACGGAAATATTTGACGCTACAATTACAGCCTCTGGATCCGTGTTTAGTGCAACAGGTTCTGCCCCCACCTCTTTTAGTGCAACAACAATTATGGAACCAATTTTAAGACTACCTACTGGTGTACATAAAGTGTATGAAGTAGAAGTATCAGGTGCGCATACTATAAATGAAGTCTGTATTGGAGAGTCTATAGATGAACTGAGGGCTATCTAATGGCTACTAATGAAACCAAGATACCTTCAATACCACCAATACCTTCAGATGTTGACCCGAAGTTAAAGACTTACTTAAACGCTGTTGATGAAGCATTAAAGGTACGTCTTGGTAGAACAGGTGACCCAAAAGATAGAGCGGTAACTGTAAGGGAACTTATTGATACCGGATTAGCAGAAAACTTCAAAGAAAATCCTTTTGACCCAAACGCTGGGACACCACCTAATACTTTCATACCTACAGAAAGAGTTGATGTTACGATACCACCAGATGTTACTGGGTTTTCAGGTGTAGGTGCATTTCAAAAAATTATTCTTTCTTGGGACCTAGCACAGTTTGGTAACTTTGCTTTTACTGAGGTATGGCGTCATACAAGTAACGACATAGGTAGTGCTATTCGTATTGATACTACTCGAGCCCAAGTATATGCAGACACTGTAGATCTTGATGCAAATTTTTATTACTGGGTTAGGCATGTATCTACTTCTAATGTTGTTGGTCAGTTTACTAGTGGTATCAACGTAACTACTTCTAAAGTTTCTAGCTCAAATGTTACTGATTTTTTTGTTGCAGACTCTATAACTGCAGCTTCTGGTGTCATTGCTGATGCAACAATAGGCACGGCTGAGATAGCTAATTTAGCTGTTACTGGAGCAAAAATACAGAATGCCGCTATAACTAATGCAAAAATAAATGATTTAAGTGCTACTAAAATTACTGCTGGCACTTTAGATGTAGCCGGTAAAGCAGTAAGTGCTACTACGGGGTTTGTAGGAACTACTACTCTTCAATTAACTAACCCTGCGACTCAACCTGGATATTTATATTCGACCTCTACTAATACAAACATATGGTTTCAAACTTTTGGTGCAGCATCACCTTATCATAGAGATTCTTCAGGTGTTCATTTTGGTCAAACTATTACTGATGGGTCTGGTCTTACTTATAGTTTGCCTGCTCTTTTACGTCCTATTGTTCAATTTACCTTTAGACCTGATAATAGTGGTACATATAGTTTTATTTTTGGTTTTGAGTTTTTTGGAGTAGCAGGAAACCATAGAACTGCTGCTTCTGTTACTAGTTTTAGTTCAAATTCTTCTTTTTATGACACTTCAATTACTAACACTAACCAAAATTCAAGTGATTTTGTAGCGGGAGTTAACGCTGATTTCTTACACACTAGGGCCAGATCTTTCTCCTTAACAGCTGGTGTATATTATGTTTTTAATACTTTTGCTTTTATGCACGATATTTTTAAATTTAGCACCACTTCGCCTAGTGTTAGAGCCTTTGTTAGTTCGACAAATTTTAGGAAAGCGTAATGACAGAAGAATTTAAAAACATTATAACTTATGATAAAACAACAGGAGTTATTATGGGGCAAGGAATGACTTACCTACCAAACGAGTTTCCCGAAGGCAAAACTGTAAAAGATATGAAATTCTTAGCGTCTAACGAAGAAATAGTGGTTATAGATAATCTGGTCGACCTTGACTTGTATGAAAAAATACAGCTGCCTATAACTGATACTGTAGTTTTTATTGAAAGGCAACAAAAGGTTGAAAGCACCGAAGACACTTTAGCTATGGTTAGGCAAGACAGAGACAAAATACTTGAAACTACTGATTGGACACAAACTGCAGATAGCCCTTTATCCGACTTAAAAAAAACGGAATGGGCTACCTATAGGCAAGCTTTACGAGATTTACCTAGCACATATAATAAAAATTTAAAACGAATTGAAATAGAGTTTCCACAACCGCCAGAATGATTTTGTACACAGAAGAACAATTAGAAATAGCGTATACTGAGTATCGGAAACTGCATATGAGAAACAATGTGCCGTTTCTTAAAAAAGAAGATTTTAGAGTATTATTTGAATATCTTATGGAGAATACTACATTAGAATATGTATGATATGACTATGTTTGAACTTACGTTAAACGATTTTTATATTGAATTTATAGGTTTTGTACTAACTTTACTAGTTGGTTTAGCTGTAAAAGATTGGGCAGTAGGCTTTGTAAAAGGCGCTACTTTCCGTTTGACGTCTTCATTTAAAGAAGGTGATAAGGTAATTTTAGATGGTGATACCGCACTTATTATAAAAGTAGGGTTTTCACAAACAGTGTTTGGGGTGTACAACGATGACGGTTACACGTGGCGTTATATATCAAACCAAAAAATTGATGCATTGAAGCTAGAAAAAATTGTAGACTCTGAGCTACATGCCGATACAGCTGAGGAGAAGGCACAGAAACTAAGGTCTTTTTTGAAGGAAGACGATTAAATTGTTAAAATATTAGAGAGGTATAATATGAGTGCAACTAGAAAAATGACAGATAAAGGTGAAGGTAAGATTGGAAACATGAAAACCCAAGAGAAAAGACTTGAACCTAGAGGTAGTGGTAATAGCGCAAATGACTTTCCAGATCTAACTGGTGACGGTAAAGTTACTATGGCTGATATTCTAAAAGGTAGAGGCGTAGTTAAATAATGCCTAGAACTAGGAAAAAGACTTCCATGAAAGTTAAAAAACAAAAGCTGACTAAACGTCAAGAAGGAGCGATGAAGCGTCATTCTAAGCACCATACGGCAAAACATATGAAATATATGAAACGTAGAATGCTTATGGGTGATACATTTAGACAAGCCCACAAGAAGGCGCAAAAACAGGTAGGTGCATAATGCCAGCAAAGAAAAGAAAGACAACTAAAAAGAAAAGTGGTGCTAAGCCAACTAACCCAGCGTTATACGCTAGAGTAAAAGCTGAAGCTAAACGTAAATTTAAAGTATATCCTAGTGCTTATGCTAACGGTTGGTTAGTTCGTACGTACAAGAAACGTGGTGGTGGTTACAGGTAATGGCTAACACGAAACCCAAAGGAGGCTTAACAGCTTGGTTTGGTAAAGGTAAGAAAGGCGATTGGGTGGATATTGGTGCACCTAAGAAGAAGGGTAAATACCAAGCTTGCGGGCGTAAGTCAGCAAAGGGTAGTAAACGAAAGTACCCGAAATGCGTACCACGGTCTAAGGCCCGTAGTATGACAGCTGCTCAAAGGCGTAGTGCGGTAGCACGTAAACGTAGAGCAGGTAACCCGGGTGGTAAACCCACAAATGTAAAAACTATAGTAAAAAGGAAAAGACGTGCCACAAAGAAGAAGAAGTAAAATGCCTGCTAGGAACAAGAAGAACTTCCGTTCTACGAAGTCTGGTGCAGGTATGACTCGTGCAGGTGTGAAAGCCTACAGACGTATGAATCCTGGCTCTAAGTTAAAAACTGCTGTTACTGGTAAAGTAAAGAAAGGTAGTAAGGCTGCAAAAAGACGTAAATCATTTTGTGCACGTTCAGCAGGACAAATGAAGAAGTTTCCAAAAGCTGCAAAGAACCCTAACTCTAGGTTAAGACAAGCACGTAGACGTTGGAAATGTTAATGTATTACAAACACATGGATCTAGATCCTGTATTTGTGTAAAATAAAAATATGATAAATAAACCTTTAAATCACAAAGAACCACACACTTATAAAGACATTTGTAGTAAGAAGTATTCTACAGTTCCGAATCACGACGGTTCTGTACCTGGTGAAAAACAATCTATATTTGTTGACACCAAATCACATCGTAAATTTAAAAACACTAAAGCGGAGTATTAATATGGGCTATGGAACAGGCAGCTACCCTAGAAAGGGTAAAAAGAAAAAAGGCATGACTAAAACAGCCAAGCCTATGAAGATGAAAAAAAGAAAAAGATACTAAGCTTTTCTACCGTTCTTATCTCTTTTAAAAGATCTATTTTGGCTGGAATGTTGAACTACTAAGTTTGATGGATGGCTATTTCTTGGATTACCATCTTTATGGTGTATATCAAAACCACTACCTTTTGTAACACGCCCATCTTTTAAAGCTCGTCTACGCACTTTATTACGCATTGCACGCCTTTCTTTTTGTTCTTTAGTGCCTTGATAATTAGCGTACTCTTGTTTGTAATCTCTTGCCATATTAGTATTGAGTTTTAGGATCGTCTTTAGTAGGTCGGATTGTTACAGCTTTGGGTATAGGTCGGTTATTACCACGAAGTTGTTTTATTTGATATCCCGCTGCAGCATTACGTAGATTAATAAGTTTTCTTACTAGTTCATCGGCATTAAACCAAAAAGTTGAATCGGCTTCAAAGTCATAACGTCCACAACCTTTACACCTTTTGTCACCAAATTGGCGTACTGTACACCACCCAATGCAGGGTGAGTCAGCTAAGCTATTACACTCTCCACGTAGAGCAGAGAGATTTTTACCACTCATAAACGTTATTTTACACATAAATTCTCTAATTTGGCTACAAATTCTGAGATATTTATAGCATCTCTCATGAACTGCGATTTAGTAATATTGTTTACATTATCAAAATCTTGAGTAACAAAGACTAAATTACCTACCCCGAGTGCTGCATAGCATGGCACACCCTCTTCTTTACGATTACTGAGCCAAGCACACTGTTGTGGTGTTAAATTAAAACAAATGGATGTTCCGTCTTTTTTAGGTAGTTGTTTTTTATATTTATACTCTACAAAACAAAGACCGGCATTGCCTGAATAGAAACAGTCTGGCACACCACCATGATATGCATCATTAATTTTCCATTTGTAGATAGTGGAGGGAAGTTTTTTGTGTATTTTATTTATGAAGTGGCGTTCTTGCATACATTACATCGGATCGTGGCCGGATGTAATGTATTGTAACACATACGACGACGCATCTTGTCGCCGTATGTGCATCACTTTTAGGAGTCGGTTGGACCTAAATTAAGTTTTGTGTATACCTCCTTGGCATACTCGTAATCTTCTTCAGTTACCCAACCTTGGTTTTCTGCATTTAAGTTGTAAAACTTTTGTGCAGCTCTGTTTTGTGTTTGTAGAGAGCTTAGCTTCCACAAAGCACTGAATCTATCGCCTCCTAGCTGTCCAATCTGAGTGTTCCACTCTCGTGAAACTCTTAGTTTAGATGAGGCAAAGTCCATAAGAAAAGGAGTTTTAAGTAACTCACCTGTTTCTGGGTCTTTACGAAGTAATAGATGTGATTGAGTTTGAATGATCTCATGATCTTCAGCTTTCAATCCTTCTTTTGCAAGATGGTCGAGGGCTGCTGATTGACTACCATAGGTACCAATTAGTCCACCACCGCTCTCACGTTTTCTCCAAAGAACAAAGTCTTCTTTAA